TTGAGCGACGGCACGGTGATAGTAACGCTCGAATATCTCAAGTCTATCCTTTGTAGAATAGCAGTCAGGTATCGGATAACCCTTTACCTTTAGCCAAACTCTTTCTGCCATCTCTAAATCAAAATTACTTGAATCCTGCGAATTTTGACTTGTCGAACTTTGGTTTTGGTTTTCCTCTTTCATTATCTTCCTCACCAAACTTACTATTGTCGAATACAGACTTCATTGATGGTCCATCTGTAAGACCTTCTTGAGCGGATTGATCGACATCGTAGAGACGCATTTTGGAGCGATCAATCCCAATGATAAACCTACGATTATTCCCAGGATCATTATAGCGATTCTTGAGTTGCTTAACCATGATCTGGCTGAGACTCTCAAGTTCTTCACTGGAGATGAGTGCAAACATAAAATCAGCTGTGGCTGGGAGTCCAAAGGATTCTGATGTATCTTCCAGTCCCACGTCTGAGTTCGAATAGCCTCCTCGAGTTGTTTGAGTTGCCGAGACGATAGGGACGTCGTACTCAACTGCCAACCCACGGAGCTCTTCTGCGATTGCTTTGACAAGGGTATAAGAATTGACGTTGGCTCCATGCTTAATCCTTGACGATAGACAAATATTTAGATAATCAATGTATATGATATCTGGTTCAAAGTTCCTCTTAATCTTTAACTCATTAAGAAGATGTCGGAAGTTAGCGGATCCTGCACAAGCGGTAGGATATTCTTTTACAATAAGTTTGCCTTGAGTCTTTTCTTTTACCTTATTAATCTTAGCATCATATGTTTGCTTTGGAAGCATCTCAAGTTCATCAACAGCGACGTTGAGGAGATTAGCGTCGATACGTTCGGCGATCCTCTCCTCAGCCATCTCTAGTGTAATGTATAATACATTGAGACCTTTTGATAGGTTTGCTGCGGCACAGTGACACATGAATAACGATTTGCCGACACCTGTACCTGCGAGTGCAATATTGAGAGTTTTGTTTGGCAGTCCACCGTTGGTAATGACGTTGAAGTAGTCAAGATCGAATGGAATTCTCTTCTCTTTACGATGGTAGAACTCGTATCTCTCATCACTATCATCCAGAAAGTCATGACCAATATGGGTATCAAAAGAGACGCCAAGAGCGTCAGTGAGGATTCCAGGAATACTTCCCTTGGAGATTGCTGCATTTTTCTCGTCCATGATTTTGATTGACTGCATTATAGCGAGATATAATGCTTTATCCTGGCAGAATTTCTCTGTCTGGTCCAGAAGCCAATCCAGTTTAGTGTTAGAATCAGACTCAAGAGAAGATAGAATCTCTCCACCTTCCTTGAATGCCTGATCGTTTAGTCCCTCTTTGTTAGACAGGTCTATTGCTAACGCTTCAACAGAAGGAAATGAGTTATACTTCTTAACATACTCGTCAATGAGGTCAAAGACCACACGCTCGGAATAATTCTGAAAGTAATCACTCTTAAGAAAGGGTATTACCTTTCTATTGTATTTATCGTTAAATAAAAGATTACTTAGAATTACACGTTCGATGCTCATTGAACCTCCGCAGTTTCCTCATCATCATTATAAACTAAACTACCCTCTGTGTCAAGTGAATATTTCTTCTTAATCCAATCAGAGAAGTCAGTTTCTTTAAGTAGAGTCAACCAAAATTCTTTACTGTCCACGATATCAGCTGCTCGATAGTTCTTTCCAGATACCTCGCCTGTTTCCCTATCAACGACTGCGTACCAACCAACTTTTGGCTTAGCAACATAGCCTCCTTCAATGGCCAACTCAAGAAGACCACTCCAGCGATTAATGCCACCCTCATAGCTAATGGTAATCGGTATCTTAGATTTTTCACGAACATAACGGGATTTCTCAACATTGATGACAAAATGGTACCCTTGTATCTCTCCATTGTCTTTATCCTGCTGTCTACCTAAAATCCAGATGTTATCAGCACCATAGTAAGAACCAGTTCCACCGCCCACAACAGCTTTAGGGAACATGCCGATTTCCATATAAGTGTGGTTAACTGCAACAAGTGGAATATCTTTCAATGTTAGATGTGGTGTAATCATTCTGAATAAAGACTTCAGCTGCTTTGCACGAGACATATCAGCAACTGATTTCTCGTTCAATGCATCCTCAACTTCTTTCTTTGAAGCAAGATTGCCGATAGAGTCAATAATGATAAGAACTTTCTCATCACGAGTGATCTCTTTCAGTTGTTTCATCATATCAAACTTCAGTTCCTCAACATCAGTAATAGGCGTATGCACAACTGAATCAAGAGGGATCTTGAACTTGTTAAAATAAGACTGAGGCGTGCCAAACTCAGAATCATAAAACAATATAACGCCATCGGGATACTTCTTTAGATAAGCTGATGCTAACAGAAGAGCGAAGCCAGTTTTAAAATGCTTCGATGGTCCTGCTAACATTGTTAGACCAGGAGTAATACCTCCATCAATAGAACCTGCCAATGCTACATTAATCATTGGCACGGCTGTTTGAATCATATCTTTCTTAGTATATACTTTAGAATCAGTCAAAGTTGACGTCAAATCAATAGTGCTGTTCTTAATCAATTTCTCTTTCAACGACATACAAATACCTCCTAATTATATTCATTATAAACTATTTCTGAACAGAAGTCAAGTGTTAATATAATCATCCATCTTTTTTATGAAGGCATTTATACTTTTAACACGAGCAGTTCCCTCCCATTTGATAATATCCATATCTGGGTTCTTTTTCAGATTATTCAGAAGAGGCATAATCATATCCCTAAGACCCTGCAGCTTCTGCTTAGTTTCCTGTGCCTTTAATATCTCGTCTTGTTTTAATTCGTCCTCCGAGGTAAACCCGAAGTCGAAGTTAATTTCGTCTGACATATTTTCTCCTTATGAAAAGAAATCTTCCAGAGTAGCCTTTTGCTCTGTTTTCCATCCAATGATAGATGCAATAGATGTAACAGGATCTAAGAACGACTTAGTAAACTGCATCTCTCTATCAATATAATTATCGATGTTAAACTCTTCAGGAAGTGTGTCCGGAGCTCCAATAACACTATCACCGACAGGATTAGGCATCTTAAGATATGCGAACCTAATCTTATCTCCATCAGTGATAGGCTGAATATTCTTAATGTTATGTTTCTTAATCATATCATTAAAGATAAGAGCAGCTTTAACGTGTATTGGTGTACCTTTATCATACAATAATCCTTTTGTCTGAGTATATTTCTTCATATGCTTAATGCCACGAGGAAATGATACCTCTTCAAAAGGTAAAGTCATAAACTTATCACGAAACTCCTCTACGAATTTAATAAGAGCAGTTTCATCTTCATTCATAATAATACCCAGAGCTTTCTTAATATTTTCACGACAAGCATGCGGAGTTGAAGAACGAACAGCCTCAATTCCCTGTAGTTTTAACTTAGGCTCTGAATACTGAACACCCTCGACATTCCAGGCATTCAGGATATACATTTTCTTACCACGCCAGATACCTTTGTTAGCGATAGTTTCACGCTTCATCTGCATTTTCTGCTGATAAGCATTCATATACTCTGCAAGCTCTTGATAGCATTTATCAATATAAGGCTGAATCTTATTTTCACAGAATTGATCAATTGCTTTAACAATAGTCTCATCGTCATCTGCTGGTAAATGTTCAACAAGAGCTTCCATAGTCACATAGATAGAATCTGTATCAGATGCAATCACATAATCAACACCATTAGTCTTGAGAATCTTATTCATATATTCATTCATCTTGCCCTCTATCCAACGAATGGACAGCTGACCAGACATAGTAATAGATTCTGCAAGATCAAAGTTAAACCAACGGAAATACTGATTACCCAAAGCACCATAAGCAGAGTTTAATTGTATTTTCTTTGCCATTTGCATGTTATGATAACGGGCGATTAGTTTTTCATCTTCAGAGTTCTTATTATTCTCATAACGCTGTTTAGCTTCAAGCATTAACTTCTTATACTTGGTTCTATCGTTATACATCATCTCCATAAGAGCAGGAAGAAATCCTTGCTTATCTTTAGTATACAATACACCATTAGCAGCAATGGCACAATCTTCCATACCCCCCATATAATCACTATTTTTGAAATGATCGACTTTTTTCAACATATCATCGACTGAAGGGAAATTGTTAGGTCTCCAGAGAAATCTTGTTTCCGGAGAAATATTATACTGCATAATAAGATGGGGATATAGACTATTCAAGTCAAAAGAAACTACCCATTTAGAAAGACCGATCTTTGGCTCCTTAACATAACCACCAACAAGAGCCTCTGTCATCTCTTGACGTCTGATCTTAGGAATAACAATGTTACGCTCTAAGAGATAGTTATGAATAATAATATCCCAAGGACGAACAGTTGTTAGAGTATCAGCATAGTTTACCTTGGCATCATAAGCCATAGCCATAACCTGCTCGATGAACTTCATCTTTTCATCAAGACGATCAACAAGAACAGTATCGTGAATATTATACTCGATAAACTTTTGAAAGTCTTGCTTATAAAGCTCTAACAGATTACCGTATTCAGAATAGTCAATCTTTTTCTCACCAAGCTCCACCTGACAGATATAATCGAGCTTATAAGATTCTTGGTTACCAAATGTGAACTTACGATATAGCTGATAATAATCCAGAGAAGCCAGACCTAATATCTCATATGTCTGGTTTGTCTTACCACGAAACTCAATAGACTTCTCGTGAATAATACCCCATGGAGATATTTTCTTGGCTTCTTTCTCATTAAATAATAACTTAATACGATTGATCAGATAAGGAATATCGAAGAACTCAATATTCCATCCAGTTATAATATCAAGATCGAGTTTCTGCCAACAATCAAGAAACTGTAATACTAACTCATGCTCATTTTTGCACTGGATATAATGAGTGTTATCGTCTCTGCTGCTATACTCACCACAACCGAAAACGTAATTACGGCCACGACAGCGAATAGTGATAGCCGTAAGAGGCTTATCAGCTCTCTGAATATCAGGGAAACCGTCATCAGCAGCACATTCAATATCCAGGATACCAACTTTGACCATCTTTGGATCATAATCAATATCTCCTCTATACTCATCGAAAACATAGAGATACTGAAAATGAGTTAGCCCATAGATCTCCATATTTGATACACCTTCATATCGTTCAAGGAAATCCTTGGCGTCATTCAGTGAATCAAATTCGAGTTTATCTACAGGCTTACCATCTATTGTTCTATATTTTCCGTTATCTTTTGGTATGAAAAGGTAAGGTTGATAACTAATCTTATCTGATATTCTTAAACCTTTATCATATCCTCTTAAAAATATTTGATTACCACGCTTGCAAAAATCTGTATAAAATCTCGTCATAAAACCTCCAAAATAAACGGTGTTCGGTCAAAGACTCACAACACCAGGAATAATGTATTATATTACTATGAATTTAGTTGATTGTCAAGCAATATCTGTGTTATCAGAGATTTCTTCTTCAAGCGATGCAATCTGATCTTTGGCCTGAACAGCCAATGCAACTTTGGCTCTGGCTAACATTGCCTTACGTGCAGCAAATCCATTTAAACCACCATTAATACGCTTAGTAATAGTAGTAATGTCGTCTTTATCAGCAAACTGATTTAGTTTCTTACTATTCCAATATGCACCAGCTGTAAGAGCAGAATACTTTGGCTGTTCAGCGAGCTCTGGATTGTTTTCAAAATCTACATCAAGCAACTTACCGTATGTGCGATAGTTTGCACGGCCAGTCAACTGAATAGCACCACGTCCTTTATATCTCTTACCGTCGCCAGCTTTAGTATTACCAAGATCCTTACGACCCTCGTATGCTGCACCTGATGCATATTCGTGTAATGTCTGAAAATGATCTGATTCGTGACCGATCTGTGCAAGGAAATGAGCAACTCTTTTGAGAGTATTAATTTCATACTTCTCAAGTACGTCAGGCAAATATTCAGCGAGTCCTTTCATGACTGCTGTTACTTTCTTAATGCCTGCAACCTTACGTAATAGGTCTGGAGTGATCTCAAATTGCATGTTACACCTCGTAGTGAAAAGGGGAGGAACAAGTCCTCCCCATATTTAGTTACTTAATATCTACCTTCCAAGTTCTACCTTCTTTATAAAGACCAGCGTCAAAAGTCAAAGATACCAATTTACTATCATACCCGAAATTTTCATTTACGGTGTATCCATACTCACTAAAGTAGAATTGTTCCTTTGGACCCCAGCAATCTTCAAAAAGAGCAGTCTGAAGAGAATCGAGAATATATTTCGCGACGTCTTCTTTATCTTCAGTTTCTCTAGCAAAGATCGAAATAGTTTCGTTATATGATTTTTCGTTAGGCATAACTGCAACAACGGATAACGTATTACCATTGTCTTCAATGACAAATCTAACCAGCTGACCAAAATATACATCACTGCCATCAAACGTATCTAAGTTATTTTCGTTGATAATCTTTTTGATATATGGATGCACCCATGTCTTGTTGTCAATGGTTTGGTTTATGATTAGAGGCTCTACTGAGAATCTACCTTGATTCTCCATAAAGTCTGCGAGGCTTTGAGGTTCAGGAAATTTCATGCCGATTCTCCGATGTTTACTTTTCCGAGAGACACAGCGTCTTCTGGGACTTTATCCTTTGTGAACCCAAATATTTCTAAAAGTTCAATTTCACCTGTCTCTAAATTATGACAGTTCATGAAAATCTTATTAGGAATAAAAGTCTTTTTTGTTTCGAGATCGGTATATCTTAAGGTAAGATATCCGCCGCCAGGAGTTTTACATAGACTAGTAAGATATTTTTTACCATCCAGCTTTATTTCCATTAGCGCATATTTGTAATCTTTTTTGTTATCTCCATTCTCTTTGACCAGAGATTTTACCAGTTTTTTGCCCACCTTATCGGCTTCTGCCATTTTACACTGAACCCCTCCAGAACTTATAGTCTCCAGAATGGGTAGATAGTCTTCATTTACCATTTATTTTCTCCAACATGTTGTTTAGTTCTTCAACGTCTACTTCGTCAAGTAGTCCTAACGCGAACATACGATTCGTTATGCTCTCGTTATAACCTTCATTATATATCATATGGTTATAAAAGTCAAGTCTTTTTTCAAATTTTTTACCACAAAAAGGACAAAACATGTTATTTCCTTAATAAATAGAATGTGGTTCACGAGTTCCGACGCTCCAACCACTCTATATCTATCAAGGAGATACAGCATGTCTATTTATAAACGAACATCTAAGAACTATCGTAAGATCTGGGAACAAGCAAATAACCAAAAGATACCTAAAGGGTATCACGTTCACCATATCGACGGCAATCACGAAAACAATCATCCTTCTAATCTGACAGTCTTAACAGCCATAGAGCATTACAGAATCCATAGAGAACAAGGAGACTCTGGTGCTTGTTGGGCGATGATAGTGACAGGTCATATATCAGTATCGCCAGAAGAAAGAGCAGAAGTAGCAAGAATTAATGGATTGAAAAGAGCGGCGGAAAAGTCTTTATGGTCTCAATCAGATATAGGAAAAAAGACTCTTTCTGAAAATACAAGAAAAATGAATTTAGAAAGATCTGCTAACGGAACGCATTTTTCTCAGACAAAAGAGTTTAAAGGACTAATATCAAATTTTCAAAATAAAAGAATAGAATCTGGAGAACATTTATTCGTATGCGATAACCCAGTATACAAGCAGATAGAACAAGGAAAAAATATATTCTGCACAGAGCAAAATCCATCAACCGTTGCTTCTAAAAACGGAACGCATTTATGGATCAGCGATAATCCATCTTATAAACAAAAATTAGAAGTTTTTGAATGTGAACTTTGTGGAAGATCTATTCAAAGCAAAGGTAACTATACTCAGCACCTAAGAGCTTGCAAGAAAAAGGGGGCATGAAGCCCCCGATCGTTATTCGATATTGATCTTTTTAGATTGCTTCTCAGGGGGAAGCAGATGTTCAAGCCAAATTCTTAGAACACCATTGATGAGCTCTGCATTCTTCACTTCTACATGATCCGCTAACGTGAACGAACGAGTGAATGATCTGTCTGAAATACCTTTGAATAGGTACTCAACTGGATTAACAGCGGGTTCTTCTGAATGGGTTGTTCCTTTTACAACCAGAGTATTATTGGCTAACTCGATATCAATCTCGTTCTTACCAAAACCTGCTACTGCAAGATCTACTCTGTATTTGTCCTTATCGACCTTTACAATATTATAGAACGGCCATGCTTGAGCCGCTTTCACATAGTTACTATTCACATTATTAAGAGTATCAAAAACTTTATCAAATCCTACCAGGTACTTATTCATATTTTTAGTATCAAACAGATAATCAGTCATATGTTTCTCCTTTTCAGCGAGATAGATTTTAGTGACCCTTTCGGCGTCTAATAATAATATAAGGTTGAATGGGGGAGAAGTCAATACCCTCCCCCAAACTTTTTTAACGAGTAAGGAGAGCAGCGCCTTCCTTACCAAGAAGAGCATGAACTCTTCCAAGGATCTGCAGGACTACACCAAAGACACCCAGTGCCATCCAGCCGAAGAACACGAAGCCCCAATGAAGAGGAGCAACGAACAATTCTTCCATGAACCAGAATGTATGACCCCATTCGTTAAGTCCAACATTTGGGATAATCATAAATGGTCCAATTGCTACAATCAAGAATGCAAGGCTGTACCCATGAGCGAAATATGGGATACGAGTCTTAGCATAAAAGAATGCGCCAACTGCAATGATTGAATAGATAGGATATGACATATAGAACTCGATAATGTGACTTGGAGTAAAGTCAGTGTCACGAATAACAGTCATATGCCAAGTACCATCTTGTTCAGTGAAGAATGATGCACCCCAATAAATGGCAATGCCGTAAACAACAAGCCACTGAACTAAGCAGACTAATCTACGCATTTCCTCACGAGGAGTTACTGCGTCAATGTTACGGTCTCTTGTTCGCCAAAGATAACCAGCAAGAGCAAGTCCTGAAACTAACTCAAGAGGAACCTCTGTCCAAAGAATTGACATCCAGTATGTTTGAAATTCAGGAGCGAAGGAATCAAGTCCAGCCCTCCAGCCGAACACCTGTTCGTAGATACGAACGATAAGATAAAATACGTTTAATGTAGCCAAACCAATCCACATACCACGTAAGTCTACTACTTCTACTTTTTCTGCTACTGCAGCAGTTGCAACTGTACTCATATTATTATTCTCCATGGAGAGAAAGAATCAAGTGGTCAGTTAGTCTTTAGAAAATATGTGACAGAAACTGCCACTCTTACCCCTATTTATATTATAACCCCATAGGATTTTAAGGCTAATTTTAGCCGAACACCGTTAAATTTTAGCCTAATGTAGTTTCTTACCAAATGTTTCTTTAGCACAACAGTAGATGTCGCCGTTCTTTGTATCAAAGATAAAGATAGGCGTCATGCCTGCATCTTTATAAGCAGCAGAAGCATCTAATACTTTTTTGAACCCAGAATCCTCTTCATTGTCCACAGCATTCCATGCATCCATGACAATATTCTCAGGAACAATAATCAGATTTTGGGAGATTGTTGATTTCATCACATACCAAACTGCTTCTTAACAACTGCAACAGCTGCTTCAAACGCTTCTTCAATCTTATCTTTTGCTACGTCAGCGTCCTTTAAGATTTCTTCCATCTTAGCGACTGCTTCTTGTTTAGTTTCTTCAAGAATATTAAACATGCTATTCTCCTTAGTCCCAGAGTGAACTATAGTAACGACCAAACAAACGATAACCATTCTGTATACGTTCTTGGTGTCTCTTGTAGCCTTCATGATCAAACCAGTAGTCAGGATTTACTTGAATGTAAGTGAAACCTTTACCAACAATTTCATCATTAATTTCTGCCTGTTCATATTTAGGCTCGCCATGAGAGAATGAATCCTCCCAAGAATCATCAACAGTATTCTCGAAAGCAAAGATCATTTCATTTAGAATCCATTCCCATTTATAATGAATCCAGTTATCGTCTTCTGTCCCATGACGCATGTGAACTGGTAGATCCTCCTCATCAACAATAGGAGATCCTTGTTTTGTTGCTTTTAATTGCTTTAACATCGGTAGAATAATATGAGCGAGCGTATGATCCATTGACCATGTATCCTCACGATCAATACGAATCTTTATCTTACGTCGATGTTTTTCGTTTAGCCAGTCACATGCTTTGTCAATACAACCTCCATCAAACCATTCCCAAATCTTATCTTTGGTCTGTTCTTTTAAAGGTAATACACTAATGACTTTCCATGTGGAGAAACTACGTGGATACTTTCCTATAAATACTTTCATGAACTAATCTTTCAAGGAGTATGTTATGTTTGATTGGATATTTAGCAGAGGATTTTTGTATGGCCTAATCGCTGTTATTATAGCAGCTGCCATAGGCACATTCGTAAAACACTACGATGATACTATTCGTGCTGCTGCTCTCGCTGAGTTTAATCTGAAACAAGCACAACAAGCAATTGCTGACAGAGACAAAACCATCAGAGATCTCCAGGTTATTAATAAGAATAAAGAGGACGTCGTTCAAGAACTAACGAAACAACGTGCTGCTATTGAACAGAGTCTTGTTGATATAGAAAAAAGATTCAGAGATAATCCTAAAGTATCTGACCGTCAAGCATCAGAACTGTTGAAACAGACTATTAAAGAATTAGAAGTCGTCGTACCATGAAGAAATTATTATTGTTGATTGCTGTTCTTGGATTGACAGCTTGTAATTCTAATGATCCAGCGAGTCTTATCACGACCTACAAATATGTAGTAGTTCATCCAGCAGATGCGATGTATGAATGTCCGATTCTTAGAAGTTTTCCTAAGTGGCAGTCATTAACTGATGCTCAAGTCGCGAGAACTCTTGCTACATTATATAAGAACAACATAACATGCAAGAGCTCGATAGAGAGCATCAGAAAGTTCCTGAAAGACGCTGAAGTTCAGATAGAGAGCAAATAATTACCTGACTTCACAGATGGCTCTGCCTACCAGTTTACCACAAGACTGGAGAACCTGAATAAAGTTCTTTGCATCTGATAATGTAGTAAACTGTTTGGACTTCTCTATTAGAAAGCCAGTATCGCTCTTCAAAGAATACAAAACACGGAACTTATTCTTAGTAGACATAATGTTCTCCTTTTTAGGCTTACTTACTTAGTGAATTGACACTCGTTTATGCCTAATTTTATTAATTTCTCTCCTGATAAAGTTGCTTCTGGAGAGAAATCTCGCTTCAATTTACCCTTCATACTCGCCTGTATATTATCTGGCAGAAGAGTCATCATATAGTTAGTAACATCCTTACGAAGCACATTTGTTGTCTGGTCGTATGCCCAATGGAATGATACCTCTGCATTCTTAGTAACACAGACATTAGGAACTGCTAATGCCATCATACATGCAGATCGACAGGATCCAGTAATAGCTACTTGTCTTTTCTCAAATGCATATCTAACAGCTGCATCGATATACTTCTGAACTAATCCACCACCGTCTTCGGTAATAATAACAGGAGCTCTATAATCTGGCGGAACATCAAGAAACGCTGGCATGTTATCCTCCGATAATAGAATAATGACATTTAAATCTTTTATCTTTTTTCCACTGTTTATGTGGAATAGGATAGCTGCCTTCTGGTAGCTCTCCTTTCATTTCTTCATGCCATGCTATTGCTGCTGATTCTCCCATCTTTGTGATCTTGATACCGTTACCCGTTGCACGGATTGCTTCTGCTGATTCCAATTGCCACTGAAGCTGTTCAGAAAGTTCATCGAAACTATCAGCAACGTAGTTAGAAAGATCATCATATTCTCCATCATCTAAGACATTAGTGTTACGTTGATAATAGAGATAGGAAGACATTATTAACCAGCGAGCAGCTTTATCCGGAGACATGTTTTGTTCCTTCATATTATACAGATAGTATAACCTATATTTTATGAAAAGTCAAGTTTATTCTTCTACGTAGAACATATCCCACCAACCATCATCCCATTGGTTTCTTAACTCTTCAGATACTCCATCATAAGGATTATCAAGAAAACAAACATCATCTTTATAGGCCATTACGCCTTCTTTATATACTAACTTTAGTTCATACTCAGTCATTCTCATTCATCCTCAGTATTAATTTAGAATCAACACACGTGTAAGTATGCTTAGAGTTTCTACCTGTATGATATGTTCTATCAAGGAGAGTACCACCTGCTTTTTCACAGTCAACTCTATATTGTTCTACGTGCTCTTCTTCCTTAAATGCCATGTATATTAACACTATTACAAACAGTATAAATCCAACCAACATAATACCAATAGTTTTATTATCCTGTGTCATTTTCTTTTCCTCTTGATCCGAGCAAATCTTATATAATCACCAAGCATAGCACCAGCAACTCTACGACGATCGCTTTCTAACATATTCGCCATATGAATCATTACAGTTTCTAATATCTCAAGACGATCTGTTTCTTTCAGTGTTCTGTTAGCATAACACTCCTGCACCAAATCTCTAATCGTCTCGTCAATTGGTCCCATTTATTCATGTATCTCAAAGATATGCCAGGTTAATGTATTCGAATGACCTGCCTGGATTGTTGCGATATACTCATAGTTTTTCTTATCATAATCTTTCATTTCAAAACCAGTACCAAATACGTGGAAGACATACTTACGCTTCTCTTTCTTAGGATTAACTATAGCCCAAATAACTGGCGTATGTCCTTGGACTTGTATATCTAATATCTTTGCTGCTCTTGGCATCTCAATCTCAAATATAGCATTGTGATGAATGTCCTCGCCAAGAGGATACTTGAATATCATTTTCATCAGTTGACCCTCCATTCATTATCGTCGCAATTATATATCTTCTTACCAGGATATCTCTTTGGCACCATCATCTTTAATGATACATCATACTCCATCTGAACTATATCTTTGTTCGTGTGTATCAATACACAATGATTACGGAGGATATCTTTGTTTCTCTCGTCACTCTCTATTACAGCATATACTATTATTAGGATAAGAGCAAGCCCTAATCCTCCGAATAACACCATTTCTTTATTATCCATGGAATTTCTCTGCTTTAATACGTTTACGGTCATACTTTTTCTTATTACGTATGATACGTTGCTTGTATTTGTTTGAACGTAGAAGCTCAATTGCTACTATATTTATAGACATTTTCTTTATCTCTTACTATTACCTTACACCTCAATTATACCCGTTTTCTGGAAGTAGTAAAGTTCTTTTTTCAGAAAACAATAGTAAACGAACGTAAACGATAATAAACTAACAATCAATAACTTACAACGCTAACATTAACATCTTTTAATGTTCTGGGGGCTTTACTTTTGACAAAATATAGGGTATAATATATTGTAAGATTGAGAAAGGGACCGAATATGAACTATCCTGAAACAACTTTTGAAGTCCTTAAGATTATCGCCGAGACCGAGTTTAGACCTTTTGATAGCGTTGATTGGGATGCTTTCAGCGGATGCGAGACGGCCAACCCTATTATCGGCGAGTACGAGAACATGGCTGTTGTTATTGACGGCGATAACGTATTGTTGTTAGAAGAGAACGACGAATATGGTGGCAAATTGTATTCTCTGGTCGCTACTTCTTAAGATAAAAAAGTACTTGACTTTTTGAAAAAGTTAAGGTATAATATAGTGTAAGATTGAAACGGAGATAAAATATGTCTGCTGCTACTCGTGCTATCCTGGCTATTGACAACATGGACGATCTTAGAGAGACAATCGCTGCCATTAACGTGAAGGGTAGAGAATTACAGCGCTACGCCGCTAACAATTTCTCTATTGGCAATTTCGTTCAATTCCGTTCAAAGACTGGCAAGATCGTTAAAGGCCAGATCGTTAAGATCAATCAGAAAACTATTAAGATCAAAGAGACGAATGGCTTAACAACTTGGACTGTTTCTCCTACAATGTTAACACGACAGGGGATTTAATATGAAAGAGGAATGGGCTATTACTCGTGAAGAGGCGTCACAAGTAGCCGATCTTATACACGAGTACCTGACAAAAGGTGGCTGTGGTTTCGACGTCGATAAATTAAGTAATGCTTTTGAAGCTCTATTATGGGCTGATCGTATTCGTATTGTTGCTTCGGAAGAGGATCTTGACGATGAATACTGATTATCGTGTGACGAATGATTATGGTGATAGTGGTATGACCTGTTTGCAGGGATATATCACCAGTGATTATAACACATTATGTGAAGTGTTTGGTGATCCTATTATTGGTTCTGGTGATGGCAAAATAACTGCCAGCTGGATAATAAAATTCAATGATGGTCAAGTAGCAACAATATATGATTATAAGATGAACGAGACGCCAAAGGGTTCATATGACTGGCACATTGGCGGTAACATCAGAGAAGTAGTTAAGCGTGTAGAAAAGATTATGGAAGACTACGCTGTTCGGGAGGCATAAGATGAAAACAATTGATTTTCTCTACGACATCGACGATCGTGTTCACAATCATGTTACATTTGAAATGGAAACAACAGATGCAGTTACATTAGGACTGGATATCCGTGCAGGATATCGTCTGTGGGTTGATGCAGAATCAATTGTTATTCATAAGTCACATGATGGATGCCTACAATACTATGGTGGTTTCGAATATATTGAAAAAGAGTACCGCCGAGAAGTTGGCGATTACGTTTTCTATCTTATCGAAGCTGATCGTGTTCGTGAAGCTCTGGATCGCTACTACGGCATCGTACGTCCGGAAGAAGAGGAAGAAGAGGAATGAAAGTATTTTACTTTTCATAAAATATAAAGTATAATACAAATACAGTTGTGATACTTTCGGAGAAAACCATGACTAGCCGTAATCTGAAGTCCATTATTTTTCGTGGGGAAGTAATAGAAGATTATTTCGTTGACGATCTTGGTCTAATCTACAGCACAAAACGAGGGTCGCTTGCTTTATTGTCTGTTCAAAGAGGAGACGATTGGAACCCATACCCAAAAGTTACTATTAAAGTAGATGGCGCAAGGAAAACAGTTTCTGTTCACCGTTTAGTATGTGAAACTTTTCACAAAAAGCCACTACCAAATATATTGACAGAAAAAGAGTGGAATAGTATTGATAAAGTTATTCGCGATAAATTACTAGAACATATTCAACATGCTGATCGTTATCAGGTCAACCATATTGATCACGATCGTAATAATTTTCATCCTTCTAATCTTGAGTGGGTTACCGCATCCGAGAATCAGCAGAAGTTTCAAGAACACCGTAAAGCTGCCTAAATTATAATACGATAGTAAACGAGAAACTGTAATAAAATCAGTATAGTTTACTATCGTTTTTTCACATCTTTCTTGTGAAAAAAGAGCTTTACTTTCGTGGTATTAGGGGGTATAATATATTGTAAGGTTGAAAAAGATACCTTAACTATATTATGGAGATAAAAGTGGAAAAGGTACTTCACCAGCATCAATTTGAAGCAATACAAGCCATCCTTAATATTAAAGGAGATAAAGGTAGAATTGTTATTCCTACTGGTGGCGGAAAGACTTTAGTAGAAGCATTAACATTAAGAGACCGCCTTAATAATAAGCGTGGCGGAAAGATTCATCTTGTTCTTGCTCCTCGTATTGTTCTTCTCAATCAATTGATGAAGAACTATCGTAATGAAATCGGACAAGACTATATTGCTCTTGCATTTCATTCAGGTCGTTATGAACCTGATTACACCAAGATTGTCTGGGATGAGAAATCCACAACTAGCATTAATGTTGTTGGTGAAGAATTCGAACGTGCTAAGCGTATGAAGAAAGACTTAGTAGTGTTTTCTACTTATTGCTCAGCGTTTAAATTGATAGATTACAACTTTCATACTCTTATTGCAGATGAATCACAATATTGTGTCGCGGAAGGTTTCTTTGACACAGTTCGTGATTTGTCTTCAAAGTTAAAGCTGTTCTTTACAGCTACAGAGAAACATACATTTCATGACACTGGCCGTGGTCTTAATAACATTGACGTATATGGTGACCTTCTTTATCAAGTTTCTCCTTTGACGTTAGCTGAACGTGGTATTATTGTTCTTCCAAAATTACACGTTATGACTGCTACTTCTAAAGATACAGTTAAGACTGTTGTCGACGAAGTAAAGAATATTGCTTTGGCTCAGTCTAAATTGACTAACGAAACAGGTATTCCGGTCAATAAGATCCTGTTTGCTATGGAAGGCACAGCCGACGTAGAGACTATCGCTAAGAAATGGGCGACTATCGTAACTGACATGCCAGGTTATCGTGTATTTACTATTACATCTAAAGGTGGCGCTAAGATTAACGGTAGAAATTATGGAAACAATAGGGCTGAATGGGAGAAAGAGCTTCGTGAAAGCGATAAAGCATTAGTGTTTCATTATGATATCCTTGCGGAAGGCATCGATATAGACGGAATTACTGGTGTCGCTATACTTCGTAATATGAAACAAGCAAAATTGTTGCAGACTATAGGTCGTGCTGTTAGAATCTATAAGGCTAATCCTTCTCTTAAGAAGAATTGCTGGGTTTCAGTTACCAATATCAATGGAGACGAAGAGAACCAACGATTCATCATGGATATACTAATGCAGATACGTGCTGGTGGATTTGACATTGGTCGTGAAATGATGACTTTTACTGGTGAAGATGGATCTGGTATTAAAGAAGATGACGGTATACCAGATGCATATGGTAACAATGGTGCTTCTCTGGCTCAGTTTCTTCTTGATAATATTATGCATCAAGTAGAGAGATCAGAATTAGCAGAAACAATTTCTCTGATGGACATCAATCAACGTGAAGAGGCAGTATTCTAATGTTAACTCTTAATCATAGATTCTCTGGCCAGTGTTATTCTATAGACAAACTTCTGAGTAACACTCAGAAGCTATCAACTTTCATGCGTAAATTAGAATCACAAGCGACAGAATATCCAGATAGATGGGATAGAGATACATATGTTGGTGATGGATTCGAGTGTCTTGTTGAAGCTCTTATTAAGATGTCTCCTATTGATAAAAGAATTAACATAATTAACTATCAACCACAGCTTGGTCCTGATTATGGTATTGATGGTATAGGTTATGGTCATGACGGTCAAGCTCATACTATTCAGTGTAAGTATCGTTCCAATACTATTTCAGTTCTTACAGCTAACAAAGATCATATATCTAACTTTGTCTCTCAGAGTGCTATGAAGTATAACATAAGCAAGGATTATGGACATATGACTATATTCACTACTGCTAAGACTCTTCATGAAGAGATTAATAGAGAGATGTATGCAGAAAAAGTAAGAACATTAGGATATAATGAGATATCTAAGATGATTGATGGAAATAGTGGGTTCTGGTCTCAATTCAGAGATGCGATGATGTACGCTCGAAGCTAAGTCTTTGAATTTATTACCTCTTTCTTATGAAAAAAGAGCTTTACTTCTTGTCAATCTTAGGGTATAATATATTGTAAGATTGAGAAAGGGATTAAAGATGTCTGCCGCTTCTTTTGATACATATGAGAAAAAGAAAGAGCTCGCAAATATAGTCTTTGGTAAAGATTTTGTTCGTAACGAACTTAATCCTCATTCTGTTCACACACCTTTCAGTTTATGTGAAGAAGTACTTTCTAAAATTGATTTGAATAATAAATCAATTTGTGTAGTATATAATTTTGAATTTGTATGGGTGCTTAAACATCTATATAATATTGACGTCAGCGAAGTAGTTATTTGGACAGACGAATTCTCTGAATTTCATAACGGGAAAGCCAGTAAGATTGGTTGTATCTATTTGTGGGGAGAATTAGAAGATATGAAATTTGACGTTACTGTAGGTAATCCTCCTTTTAGTAATAATAAGGATATGTTATATCCTAGATTCTTTCAGCTTTCTTTAGAGAATTCTAAAGAAGTTGCTATGATTATGCCAGAGAACTTAAATGTAAACTGGCGTTATTTTATCAACCACAATAAACTAGTTAAGACTCATTCTAGAGAAATGATGGACGTAACATCACATTTTGGAGTAGGCATATCTTCTATGCATTGTGTGTTTGCTTCTAGGGATATAAACAACAAAGTTGAACCTATTAAAGACAAATTCGAAGGATATAATGTTCTTTATCCGGAGAAGAAAAGACTAAAATGTATCAAGGGAGGATTTCCAACTACATCAGGAATAGTAACAGAAAATGGTGACATTGAAGTAATAACCAAAGTTCATAAAACTGGACCTGTGATAGAGAAATATGACAGAAAACAAGTTAATTCTGTTAGAAAATTAGAACGTCTTATATATAAAGGAAACAAACCATGGTTGTGTATAGTAAATCATACCCCATCTAGAGGTAAGTTTAACACATACATATGTGAATCAAAGAATAAGATGTGGTCTGGGTTTGTGTTTGCTATAGAATGTAACAGTAAGAAAGAAGCAGAAGAAATGTCAAAGTGGCTTACTTCTGATGCTATAACAAACGAGAATATAAGATTGCTAGAGACAAACAAAACATATGCTACTTCTAAAACTTTGATAGAGAAGCTTCCGGATTTCAGAGATTAATATGTGGAATAAGATAGCTGAACTAACCAACCAACACGGATATATGTCTGGCGTTGATCGTATGTCAGATCGTGTGAAGAAGACTGGTGAAGTATTCACACCGACTGATCTGGTCATTGAGATCCTACAAAAGATGGATATCGATACATTCGCTCCTGGCAAGACTGTTATTGATCCTGCCTGTGGAGACGGTCAGTTCTTAGTGCCAGTGAAATATCTTAAGATGCTACATTTCAATATGACGGAACAAGATGCATTGAAGGATATCTATGGTGTTGATATTATGAGAGACAACGTAGATATGTGTAAGAAGAGATTAGGTGGTGGTAATATTGTTATGGGAAATACGTTGGATCCTAATACAAGATTAGACGGACAAACAGATGAAGAATATAATAAGATGCGTCAATGGTTTGGTTCTACAGATGTCACGAGCTTCTTTAGTTAATATCTGCCTAGCATTATTAATAACGAAAGCACAGTTCGTTGATTCTCGCTGGCACTCATTATCTGTGCCAGGAGGACTACCACAAGCGCCAACATATTCCTGGCAAGAAGGCACAAACGCCGGAGCCACAAGAGGATGGCAAAGTAGTCCTCCGTCTGGCGGTAATAGCGGAGGAGGATCAGTTGGCGGTGGTAGTTCGTTAAGCAAAGACTTTGATGCTATGGGTAATTAATAAATAGTTCTGCAGTGCGATGTAGCCCGAAGGGGAGTGATGGGAATCACTCCTCTTTTTCATTTAGGAGAAAAGAATGCTAGCAACTCTTTTGACATTTAATCTTAGACACAAAGAAAGCTACAGAATATTAGCTTCTCAATTAAATTTATTTTCTAGTCCTACATATCCTCAAAATCTTACTGGATCTGATTTTTCTTCTCAAATAATAATAACTCCTGAAAATGGCAGTTTTGAATATACTAATCGTGGTCTCACATCTGATGTTATTCTTAGAATTAATAAATTAGGCCAAGATCCTAGTAATTATCTTCTTGTTTCAATGAGGTCAGTAGACGATATTGCAGAAAAATGTTTCAAAATAGATGTTTCCAGTCACGATAAAAACTCTTATCCAAATTATAAAAGTATTAGTGGGAAATATGATTACGACGCCCAACACCAATTTGACATTGAAACTTCAGAAAAAGAAACATTTCGCTTTCTTATTTCTACTGATTCTCTTAGAACAAATAACGTAATTAGAGCCACATGCGAATTCTATAAACTGTAGGAGAGAAATAAATGAAAGATGTAAGAATAAAGGTATTACCTGGTAATTTCTTAGATAGTATAGGCATAAATGTTTTCATGATAGAGAATAATATATCTGAATACGATGCATATATAAAAGGAAATATTACTAGATTTAATCATTTTGTGGAGTTTCAAGGAGGCAGAGCGGCTGGATTTCCTGATATGAAAGGCGAATTGAATTACAGGGGAAATAAATTCAAATTCCAGGCTTGTAACATAATATTCAGAAGACCTGTTTTTGATATAGCTGGCAAAGACGATAAAATGATAGAATGGTCTATGTCTGAAGGAGATTCAGTAAAAGCTAAAATTGATGGTGTGAATTTTCTAATAAAAAGATTAGAGAATGGTGATGGCGCTATATTATTCGAACTATATGTTGATTGTATGTTTGATGGGGAACCAGCACCTCCATCAACAGTTCATCGTAGAGAAACCATAGAATCACTATAAATAAGGGGAGCTTCGGCTCCCTTTTTTTATTAGGAGAAATCAATGTCAATGCCAGTAAGAGTTTGTGTTCAGTGGGGAACTGTACCGTCCAGGGAAGATGGTTGGCCTTACTGGTGGAACGACGATTACGTATTAGGCTTCAATGTTCATATGTTCGACAACGGTAACAACGATTACGCACACAACAACACCAGCACCATATTTAGGAACAAGGACCCACAGCCAGACTTATTATGTTGGACAGGCCATGACGCCTGGAGCGGGATCGATCTCGGCGGTGATGTGAAAGGTATCGACAAGAACGGTCATAACCTGTACGTATACTTTTATACGAACAACCCAACCATGGGTTGGCCGACGTTCGCAATGAGCCAGTCAATTGGCGATGATTCTAACGATCATAAGTTCGAAGCCAACGAGGATCATATATGGGAGTTTCAAGGCGTGAAGTTTCGCGTCAAGAGAGAAGTAGATGATGACGATGCGAAAAAGTTTAATGTTTATATAAATTGGACAGGATGATAATATGGCAGTGAAACCTACAACAACAAGAACAAGAAGGGTAACGAAACCAAAGGCTGAAGCCGAGGTGAGTGAAGTCCCAGCGGATGTGCCAGTTGACGAGTCCGGTAACCAAATTATTGATGAGGCACCTCCACAACAGGAGGGTAATATGGCTATTTACGATAATATTGTAAACAAGGCAGCTGAGGTATACAAATTTAATCCTATCCTTACGGGTATGATTATTCTTTTGATTCTTATCATCGGCGCTCTTGGTTATTATATGATGCGAAATGACGACAGAATATATGCATATATTTCATATAAGGATAAGCAAACAGCAGACTTATATGACCGAGTAATTACAATGGCAAAGGAATGTAAGGATAAGCCACTTGATAGAGGCAATTTCCCTTTGCTTGAGTTCCCTCGCACGACTACTAAGAGTCAGGCAACGCCGACTAAGGGCGACGGAGTCCAGTAATAGTAAACTTAGTTTACGTTCGAATATAAACTACAGTAGGAGGCGATAGTAAACGCCTCCTATTTTTTTCAGTCACTTACAACACCAACATTAACATCTTTTAATGTTCTGGGGGCTTTACTTTTGTGAATTTATAGGGTATAATATATTGTAAGATTGAGAAAGGCGAAAGAATGAATAGCTCTAATTTGTCCGTTGGTCTTATCAAGAAGTCCTTAGCTTCATTAGCCGATACAGTAGGCAAGAAGCGTGATGGTTCATTCATTATACGTCGTGGGTTCTATTATCGTCACGGAGCCGACGCCGAGTCATATAAGATTGCCGTATGCAAGAAGTTAATGGGCGCTGGCGTCGGTTTTCATATTAAGGATTACGGCGAGCATTTCACAACATTCCGTGGTGGCGCCACAATAGCCAACCAGTCGCATTGGTTTGTCGAGATTTGGCCAGAATAGTAGCGAGGATATTAACATGCATATTACCTATTACGTAGACTCATATAGAGTATTAGAAGATAACACCACGACAGACGGAGATATGCATGCAGTAACAGGCGATGGTTTTATCGCCTACGCTTTGTTTGAGGATCTGATGAAGGATAACCCCGATCGCCGTTATACTATAACAGCATATATTCCATTCGACGGAGATGTCGAGGAGTCAGAGAGCATTCTCCGTCTCACAGAGGATAGCACAGCATTGGAATTAGTAGCATCAGTTTCTGGTAGATACGGCGACGAGGAATTAGATCTCTGGTATATGGACGAGAACCCATCACATGTAGAAGTATTAGAATCATTAGGTCTTTCTACCTAATCTTTGTGCTTTACATTTATCAAAATGTAGGGTATGATAATGTGAAGATTGAGGAGGAGATATATTATGGCTCGTGGTTACCGTAACACCCGAACAGTTCAAGATCCTATCGCCGCTGTTGACGCCGTAGTTGAGAGCGACGAAGCCATTGAGGAGCGTATCCGCGAGCGTTTTGAGATCCTATCTGATCTTACTAACGCATCTATTACGGGCGACGCTCGTGCTCTTATTGTTTCGGGACCGCCAGGGCTCGGAAAGTCATTCACAGTTGAGCGTGCTCTTAACAGCTGGGACCCGAGCGAGGTCAATCACACGATTATTAAGGGTTATGTTAAGGCGACTGGTTTGTATAAGACGCTTTATCAGTACCGTAATGAGGGACAGGTAATTGTATTCGACGACGCCGACGCTCTTATATATGATGACGTAGCGTTGAATCTTTTGAAGGCGTGTTGTGACACGACGGATCGTCGGCGTGTTAGCTGGCGTTCGGAGGCGAAGTTCATCGACGAAGAGACAGCGGAGATTATTCCATCGTCGTTTGATTTTAACGGCACGGTAATCTTTATTACTAATCTTGATATGGACGCTATGGTTGACCGTGGTCATAAGATTGCCCCACATTTAGAGGCATTGATTAGCCGTTCACATTATATTGACCTTTCTCTTAAGACCCGACGGGATTACCTTATAAGGATTCGTCAGGTTATTGAGGACGGAATGCTCGATAATCTTACATTAGAGCAGAAGGTAGACGTTATATCTTTTATTGAGATACACGCTGACAGCCTCCGTGAGTTATCATTACGTATGGCTATTAAGGTAGCGAATTTACGTAGGGCTAACCCTAATTGGGAGAAGTTAGCTCGCGTAACTTGCCTCCGCTGAGGAGTTTTCGATATGTATATAACAACACGTATGCGTCATCCTTTGTGGGACCAGAGAGACCGCTACGCTGCCGGAGTAATCCGTGAGTATAGCGAGTACACAGGCGAGATA